TTACGTCTAGAGAACATTATCCTAGAAAGTAAATCTTAATTTTCACAAGATTATAATAGTCTACTTTTGCTGTTATAGTCTTTCATCCTAACGCTACCCATTCTGAATCAATGGCACGTTAGTTTCTCCAACCCCTTAAAGCTACCCTTATTAATATTATAAGGCCCTATATAGAGGTATATTATTATGATTCAATTTAACTCCATGAATAACGCAGCAGAGCTTGATAAAGGTGATGCTAATCCTTATAACTCTAAGAAAACTTGGGACGGGACTACTAAAGAAGTAGAACGCGGTCTTCAAGGTGCTAACGATAGTTTAGCTTATGTGACCCCTAAGAAAGAGAATGTTGCTATCTCTACTCCAGAAGGAATGGTACCTCTAGATGGAAATTCTTCGGCTACTCCACAGGCAGACGAAACGGAAGATACTCAAGTATATAATAAAGTAGATTATAAGAAACGTTATGATGATCTAAAAAAGCATTACGATAGTAAGCTTAATGAATGGAAGTCAACTGAGCAGTCTTTGAAGGCTGACATTGCTACTACTCAACCTAAGTTTACAGCCCCTAAAACCCCAGAAGATCTGGCTACTTTTAAGGAACAATATCCAGATGTCTTTGACGTTATTGAAACTGTAGCTCATAGTCGTGCAGAAGAACAAGTACAGGACCTAACTAGCAAAGTCAATCAATTGACAGAACGCGAACAGAAAATCGCAAGTAAAGAAGCTGAACAAGAACTGCTAAATCTTCACCCCGATTTTAGAACTATTCGAGATGACACTGCTTTCCACGATTGGGCCAAAGCCCAGCCTGAAGTAATCCAAGAATGGGTCTATAACAATAATAACGATGTCACTTTGGCATCACGAGCTATTGATCTTTATAAACGAGATAGTGGACTTAATACAGAATCAACGCAAGAAAGTACACAAGTTAGCCCGACACAAACCTCAGCCCTACAGGATTCTAGAGGATCTGCCGCAGATGCCGTTCAAGTATCTAAAGCTACTGCAGGACTACCAACTAACTCAGGACCTAAGATCTGGTCTAGAGCTGAGATAGCTGCTTTACCCTCACATGAGTTTGAACGACTTCAACCTGAAATCGATAAAGCTTTTGTAGAAGGGCGTATTGCAGCGTAAAGAAGTAATTAATAATATAACCTATAACAACTATAAGGAGTTTTAACTATGGGTATTGAAACTGGTGCTAGTATGAACTTTGACCCCGCGGTCTCAGGTAATACTAATTCTTTCTGGATTCCAGAACTATTTTCTAACAAGGTACAGGTTGCTTTCCGTAAGGCTTCCGTAGCAGAGGGTATTACTAATACCGACTACTATGGTGAGATCTCACAGTATGGTGACACTGTTAATATCATTAAAGAACCACAGATTGGTACTTCTGATTACACTCGTCATGCTACTCTGTCTGGTACAGATCTGACGGATGAAGAGCTAGTCCTCACTGTGGATCAGGCTAAGTACTTCCAGTTTGTAGTTGATGATCTTGAGAAGCGATTCTCTCATGTCAACTGGCAGCAGATTGCAGCAGATAACGCAGGTTATAAGCTAAAAGATGCTATGGATACTAACGTACTGACTGCTATGTTTGCAGGTGCTGCTACCTCTTTGGGTGGTGATACTGTGGATGCTGCTGATACTAACTACGATGGTACAGGCCCTATCGATCTACTAGGATCTGATGGTACTGGTCTTGATCCTGTAGACGTAATGGCACGTATGGCTCGTACTTTGGATGATGCCAATGTTCCAGAGGAGAATCGTTGGTTCGTAGCGAAGCCTGAGTTCTATGAGCAGCTTGCTAAGACTAACTCTAAACTGATGTCTGTTGATTATAATCAGGGTGAGGGTGGTCTTCGTAACGGTCTAGTAGCTTCTGGTCAGGTACGTGGATTTAAGATGTATAAGTCCAACAACATTCCTGCTACCACTAACGCTACTGGTCAGTGTCTTGCTGGTCACTTGAGTTCTACCGCAACTGCAACTGCTCTATCTACTGTAGAGACTGTACGTTCAACTACCTCTTTCGAGGACATTGTTCGTGGTCTTATGGTTTGGGGGAGAAAGGTCTTGCGTGACGACGCTCTCGTTAAGGGAATTTACACAATAGATTAGGAGTAATCTAGCCCCTCTTCGGAGGGGTTTTCCTTTATTATATTTATGATATATTATAACATTCAGGTATAATCCTTCCTATGAAAATATGTATAAAGTGTAATAAAGAAAAAGAACTAGAAGAATTTAATAAGCATCCTAGAATGAAGGATGGACATATAAATAAATGTAAACTATGTGAGGCAGAATATAAACGTTTACATTATAAAAGTAATAAAGAACAATATAAAACTAATCACAAACATTGGCAAGAAGAAAATAAAGAATACTGTAAAGGATATAAGAAGCAGTATGCTGAAGATAATGAAGGGCATTTAAAAGAATATCGAGCTGCTTGGTATCAAGATAATAAACATCGGGATTCTATTAAAGCCAATAGAAACAAAGCCAAAGCCAAACGAAGAGCTACAAAATTACAAGCAACTCCTATATGGAGTAATATAGAATTTCAACAATTGGTAATTGAAGAAGCATATCAGTTACGAATTCAAAGAACAAAAGAAACAGGTATAGTATGGCACGTAGATCATATTATTCCTCTACAAGGTGAAAAGGTTTGTGGGTTACATGTAGCAGAGAACTTACAAGTAATCACAGCATTAGAGAATAAGAGGAAGAATAATACCTATCATGTCTAGAACATATTTAGAACTTACCAATGAGATCTTAGCTGAACTCAATGAAGTTAAACTTACATCTTCTAACTTCGCCAGTGTTACAGGTGTACAAGCCTATGTTAAAGAAGCAATCAATAGAGCTTATAGTGACATTGTCAATGAGAATCCAGGAGCTCCTTGGCTCTTAACAAACGATGCTCAAGATGATGATACTTCTGAATATGGTAACTACTTTGTAGACTCCGTAGTTGGACAGCGTTGGTATTATCTTAAGAACCATTCTAGTGGATCTTCAGGCACTACTCCTGACTTTGGTAGAGTAGATTGGAATAATTTCTATCTAACTACAGATACAGTAGGTACTTGTTCTATTACAGGTGTATGTTCCAACGTATCCTATACCACTCCCAATACTTGCATATCTAATGATGCTACTTGGACTGATTATAATTATCAATCTAAATGTGAGGACAATGCAGGTACATGGACAGATACACACACAGCTCCTTTCATTAGAGAGAATGTAGCTTACATTTCCTTTGAAGAGTGGAAGGACCACTATAGAGAAAGTGATGATAACGCTAAAGACAGTGCTTCTTACAGTGAGCCTGTCAGAGTTATTATGAATCCAGATGGTCGTAGGTTCGGTCTCTCACCTTTACCAGATAAAGTATATCGTATATTCTTTACAGCTTGGAATCAGTTCCAACGCTTAATAGCCTATGATGATACTCCTTTGTTCTCAGAGCAGTGGACTTCTGTTCTTGTAGCTAAGGCTAGACAGTCGGCTTATATGTTTAAGGATCAAACATCTTTGTCTCAACTCTCAGGTCAGGATTATAAGAGAGGCTTAAGAAATTTGAAAGAGTTCTCAGGGAACCAGCAATTCGATTCCATGTCTGATGATAGGGTGAGATACTAAGATGCCTTTACAAGGAGTTACTATTCCTTTAAGTGGGGGGTTAGACTTAGCTTCCTCAAGCTTTGATCTGCTCAATACTCCAGGAGCTGCTACTCGGTTAAAGAACTTTGAGTCTTCTACTTTTGGTGGATATCGTAGGATATTAGGTTATCGTAAGTTCGTAAAGAGTACTATCCTTTCTATTAATGTAATAGAAGGAGGCTCAGGTTATACCTCTGCCCCCAATGTTGTTATCTCTGATCCTGAAGATAGAGGTCAAGGAGCTTCTGCCACAGCAGTACTTACAGGAGACATAGTCACTTCCATAGTTGTAGATACTGCTGGTAGTGGGTATGAGATCATTCCTACTGTTTCATTCTCAGGTGGAGAAGGGGTAGGTGCTACAGCCACTGCAGTTATCTCCACTGCCTCTACACCTACAGGCTTTGATACTACTATATTAGGTGTCTATCCTTACCACGATGGTGTTATGGCTGTACAAAGTACTGGTATTTACTTTAGCACTGATGGAGCTACATGGCTACAGGTTAATAAAGATAATGCCTCTACAGGTTTAACTCAAGCTAACTTAGATCTTGAACCTGCTTTAGTCAGAACATCTCAGGCTAAGTCAACCTTTGAGAGATATGAAGGCTCCTATGAGAATGATGCAGTAACTATTGGTGATGGTATTAATAACTTAGCTCACTTCTATATTACAGATGTGGGTGGTACACGTAAGTATTATTATCAAGAGCTAACTACTATAGGTAAGTATCAAGACATCTTCTTAGAGCGTCTAGTAGTGGCTGGTGATCCTACTAAACCTAACTATGTAACTTGGTTTGATAGGTATTCTAACTCAGTCAATACTGGAGCTAGTGCTGGTGAAGTAGATGTTGGTGATGTAGTCACAGGTATTAAAGTATTCCGTAATAAACTTATTATCTTCGCTAAGAAGAGTATCCACCAACTACAAGGTTTAGATGATGGTCCTTCTCTTACTCCTATCTCAAGGAACATAGGTTGTATTGATGGTAATAGTATTCAAGAGATTGGTGGTGATCTAATCTTCTTAGCACCTGATGGTTTTAGAAATATTGCTGGTACTTCTAACATTGATGATATCTCTCTAACGAATTTGTCTCATAAGATCTTACCTCGTATTAGAGACATCGTAACTAACATCACTACTTATGATATAGACTCTACAGTATTGAGAGATAAAGATCAATATAGGTTCTACTACACAGACTCAACTAAAGCAGATAAGCTTCAAAAAGGTTTGACAGGTACTCTTAAGGCCTCACTTGAAGGTGGTATGTATTGGGAGTGGTCTGATATTGAAGGTATCCCTGCTTACAGTGTTAATACTTCTTATGACTCAGACAAACTCGAACAGTCATACTTGGGTGATTATAATGGAAATATTCATAGGCATGACCAAGGTATCTCATTTGATGGTTTAAATATCTCTGCTGAATATAAGACTCCTGATATTGCTTATGGTGATATAGGTATACGTAAGACTCTATATCAACTTAAGTTATCTATTAAACCAGAGGGTACTCAAGCTACCTCTGAGATCTACATGAATATTAGATATGATTATGAAGATCCTAGTATTCAACAGCCTTCAAGTTATTATTTAGGTGATCTACTTAGTCCTGCTTTATACGGCTCTGCAGTGTACGGCACATCTAAATATGGTTCTCCAGACACGCCTGTAAACTCAGTAAACATTGAAGGATCAGGTTTCAGTAATAGTTTTAGATTCTTCTCAAAAGATATTAGTGATCCTTATAATATTCAAGGATTATACGTACAATTCCTAGCTAACGGAAACAAATAATATGACAGTTGCTAAAGGTTATACAAGACAAGAGAGTTTTGCTGATGGTGATACAATAACGGCAGATCATAGTAATAATGAGTTTGATCAACTAGCTACAGCTTTTGAGAGCTCTAGTGGACATACACATGATGGTACTACAGCAGAAGGCGCTCCTATTACTAAGGTAGGCCCTACTCAAGATATTATTGTATCAGGTACTAAAGTAGAGCCTAAGACTACCAATGCTATTGATATAGGTTCGACTACTCTTAAGTTTAAGAATGGTTACTTTGCAGGTACGCTTACCACAGCTAGTCTAGTTATTGGTAGCGCCTCTGCTATCACTGATGTAGATATTGATCTAGCCAGTGTTAGTGCTAGTGATGATACCTTGGCCAGTGCTAAAGCCATTAAGACTTATGTAGATGCTCAAGTAACTGTACAAGATTTAGATATTGCTGGTGATACAGGTACAGACTCTATTGATCTTGATAGTGAAACTATTACTTATGCTGGTGGTACTGGTGTAGATACAGTGGTCACTACAGATACAGTCACTATTAATATTGATAGTACAGTAGCTACTCTCATAGGGTCTCAGACTCTTACTAATAAGACCATTGACGTAGACTCTAATACTGTTAGTAATATTGAAGTGGATAACTTTAAAGCTACATCAATCGTTATTGAGTCTGAAGGTATTACAAGTAATGACAATGATACTACTCTACCTACAAGTGCAGCAGTTAAAGATTATGTAGATACCGTAGCCAATGCACAAGACCAAGCTTCTGAGATTACTTATAGTAATACTACAAGTGGGCTTACTGCTACAGATACTCAAGCTGCTATTGATGAGGTAGAAGGTAGGGTAGATACCTTAGAGACTATTGATCATACACATAGTAATAAAGCAGTACTGGATGCTACCACTGCCTCCTTCTTAACCGCGGATGAAACTAAGCTAGATGGTATTGAGACAAGTGCAACTGCGGATCAAACTGGAGCAGAAATTAAAGTAGCTTATGAGGCAGAGGCTAATACCAATGCTTATAATGATGCAGCGGTAACTAAGTTAGCAGGTATCGAGGCAGCAGCAGATGTAACAGACACAACCAACGTAACAGCTTCAGGTGCTTTGATGGACTCTGAAGTAACTAACCTTGCTCAAGTAAAAGCATTTGATGCAACTGATTATGCTACTGCTGCTCAAGGAACGACTGC